TCCATCATTAGCTCCGTTATTAGGAAAACTTCTGTAAGTAACAGAGTAACCATCATACAAAGCAGTTTCTGAAGCAAAATATTGAACTGCGTAAGGTAAGAAACTTCTGTTCATATTACCTTGATAACCTTGCCACTGAAGTTCTTGCTTTCTAGCTTGATATCCGATACCGTAACCGATGTTAAAAACACCTGAAGTAACAGCACCTGAAGCAGCTAAGTAAGATTGAGCAGCAACACCGTTATGAACGATTACAGTTCCTAAAGCGTTTCCTGATACACCTACAGCGATAGAAGTGTTAGGTCTTAATTCAGTAAATGAACTTCCGTCAAACCAGTTACCTCTTGAAACTACTCTAACACCAGCTAAATCGTTAACGTCAGGAGCAGCATCTAATCTACCTAAAGCAACAGTAGCAACAGTAGCACCAATAGCTAAACTTTCATTTACATAAGGAGCATCAAGAATGATACTTGTAGCTGAAGGCATAGATGCGATTTTGTAAACAGGTGCAGTAAGAGCAGTAGCACTACCTACACGAATAAAGCTACCTACTGACAATGGAGTAGTACCACCAGCAGTTGAACCAGATAAAGTTACGCTAGTTGAACCATTTACAAATGTACCAGTTACGTTTGCAGGAGCTGAAGTTACTAACTGAGTTGAACTTTGGTTAGTTAAAACTGAAGCGAATACGAATCTGTCGTAAGGGAACAAAGAAGCATTTAATGTTTTACCGTTAACTGCTTTAGCCCAATCATAAGCTACATTAAATGCAGTTGCTTGAGCAGCAGTTTGATAATACAAAGAAGCTAAGTTGAATGGCATTGGTACAGTTCCTAAAGAAGTGTTTGTTACAGTCAAGTTATAAGTACCAGAAACACCAGCTTGAATAGTGTCTGAACCTGAACCAGCATAACCTACGATATCAACATTAGGTACAGCAGCAATGTAAGGTACAGCAGTAGTGCCAGCCTTAACAATACCATTAGGATAAATAATTACACTTTTAAAATTACCACCAGTAACTCCACCTTGAGCAATCATAATAGGCAATTGCTTTTGAGCAGCACTACAAGTAGTAGTAATTAGTGTAAAAGCACCAGTTTCAGCGATAGAGTAAATTCCAATTTCTCCAGCAGCTAAAAGGGCAGGGTTTGCTTTAGCTGAATAAGCTGCGGCATTTCCGAATAAAACAGTTTTTGACATTGTTTTGTTTTGTTTATTTGTTATTAATTAAAAAAAATTATTCGTTAGTTGCAACAATTTCTTGATGCGTTTTATATCTATCACCAGCTTGCACTGCTTCTAGAAGGTAATCAACTGTCATACTTACTATTTCAGGATGTGTGTGCTCAGGTAAGTCACAATCTTGATTAAGAAAATATGATACAGTTCTTGGGGTACGAAGATACGATAAAATAACATCAGTTACAACAAAAACATTTCTGTCTATGTATATGTTAAAGTTGTAGTTAGATGTATAATATAAAGGAAAGTCAGGAACCGTTTTGTTAAACGGGTCTACTTGCATTGCAAATATATCATCTTCTTGAACTAACTTTCCAGCAACAGTACTATTAGGTGTATTAGTATAATGTGTTTTAACATTACTTGAAGTAGTTAAATTAACATAGCTAACTGCATTATTAATAGAATACTGCCAAACAGTAGTTGTTTTATTTACAATAATTAATTGATTTTTAAAATAAGAACCATTATAATATTCGTAATAAAATTCATATTCAGAATAATTATATTTTTCTCTTAATATTTGTAAAATAATTCTAACAACAAAAGTTAAATCTTCAACAGTATTATAGTTACTAGCTTGAGCACCTAAATTTAATACATAACTATCAGTAAAGTTTCTTAATCTAAATAATGTCCAATCAGTAACTAAACTGAAATCAAAAGTACTTATGTTTGTAGTTAAGTTAGTAGAAGTATAATTAAAAGCACCGCAATCATTTTCTGAAACTTTAAACCTAGAATTTACTGCAAACATATAATCGGCAGGAAAATAAAAAACTACTTTTTCATTTATATCTGGGTCAAAAGAAACAGGTAAAAATGCTTTAGCTGAATAGTTAGTAACTAAACTTCTAAGGTCATCAATTCTTTTTTGAGTCATCTCAAAACCTTTACCTTTAAGGTTAGATTGAGCATTATATCTTTGTTTTATAAATCTTAATATACTATTGTTAAGTGCAAAGTCTACCTCTTGTTCAAGAATGTTCTCAAACAATGCTGAATTGATTTTATTCATTTCAGTAGCAATAGACGTGTGCATTTCTTTTATATTCATAGTATTTATGTGAAACCGACTAAACTCGTCGGCTCAATTTTTATTTTGATTTTTCTACTTTTTTAGTTTCTTTTTGTTTAAAACCAATTCCCATATTATTAAGTTTAGCTAACATAATAACATAAGCTTCGGAATTATTAGGATTCTTTAAATAAGCAATAGATGCATTTAAATCACCTAACGGTTCAGAACCGTAAACATATTCGTTACCTACTTTTTGAATAACTTGACTTTCAACCATTGAAGCAATTTGTGCTTTAAATAACAAGTCTGGGTCAGACACAACACTCATAAAGTATTCAGGGTCTTTTTCAAAAATTTCAGCAACTTTAAGTTCTTTTTCATCCTTACTTAAAGAAGTAAGTCTTGTAATAGAACCTAACTCTTTTGGATATTTAGTAGTTAATTCTCTAAGAACCCAATCAAGTTTAACTTCATCATTAATTAATTCTGCAAATTTAATTGTAGCATTAGTTTTTGATTTAAGTTTAGTTGTACGTTTAGTTAACTCTAAAGCTTGGTCTTCAATATAATATTCTTTGTATTGGTCAACATCAGCAGAAACTTTTGAATCAGCTACTTTAGGATGTTGCAAACAAAACTTATATCTTAAATAATCTTCCAATACTTCTGGTTCACCATTTTCATCAATTGTAATATTAAGTTCTTTTCCTTCATAAGGAACAGTAATCATAATATTATTAAAATACTTGTTTACCTCTTGTCTAAATTTAGGGTCACTATTTTCTACTCCTAGAATTCCTGGCATCCATTTTTTCATTTCTTCAAATGTAATACCTGTACCTACTGCACCAGACTTTAAAAGAAATCCGCCAATTGTAGCAGACCTTTCTTGAGTTAAACTAATGTGTACGCCATGTCTGCGTACTTCTTTTCTTTGAATCTTAATCGTTTTCATTTTCTTTATCGTTTTATTTTAATTGTTTTTAATTTTAGTTTATTTAAAAATAAAGTGAGAGAGATTTTACTCTCCCTCACTTATTTAAAACTATAAACCTGCTGTACAAGCTAAGTCGATAGAAGTATTAAACCTTCTAAGTACAACTTGACCAGCTTTTAAGAAGTGTACTGAACTACCATCTTTATCAGTAGAGATAGTATCGTTAGCTGAGAAGCTAGTTCCAGCAGCAGCTTCGTTGATACCTTTTACCATACCACGTAACATACTACGTCCTTTTTTGCTTACCATAACTAAGTTACTCATACCATCATAAGTAGAAGTATCTACGAAAGCCATACGGAAAGACTCAAGAGGCAAGTTAGGATAGTTAGGATGTTTAGGACTAGCTAAAGCTTGAGGTCCGTTATCAAAAAGAGAAGCAGTTTTGATAATAACTTTGTAACCATCAACGTGTTGATATGTATCAAAGAAACCACCTAAGCTCAAGTTATATCCAGAACCACCAACGAATTTGTTGTCAGTTAACTTGATGTAACCTCTGTTTGACAATTCAGCTTTCATTGCATTATCAAAAGCCATACGACCACCAACACCAGTGAAAAGAGTAATTACTTTATTTTCAGCATCACTCATACCGTAGAAAGTATCACGAATTGTTTGGTCAATTTTATCAGCAGTTAAAGTACCATAAGTATCTTTATTACTAATTTGCTCAAACATACCTGCACCCCTTACGATAGGATTACCTTGTTCGTCACGCTCATTGATAACACCATAAGCATCACGGTTAGATTTTGAATACCAGTAGTTAGTTTCACATTCAATACGGAAACTTAAGTTATGCTGATATTCTTCGTAAGGCCAATACATTTCTTTAGTACCTCCACCTTTAGTGTCTAATTGTACAGTTTTAGCTTTACGATATTTAATGTTACCTTCATAAGCGTAACCTTTACGAATAGTACCTACATCACCACGAACTTTAACAGGAGCAGTAGCAGTAGATAAGCTACCAAATGAACCAAAACTTGCTACCGAATTCCAACCAGAAGCGTATAACGCACCAGTTGCTAATTCACTTGCAGGTAAAGTTTCAGAAAGATTTTTAGCTACTAATTTTACTTTGTAAGCCCAGTTACCGTTAGAGTTATCTCTACTAGTAATACGTAATTGATAACCTAAAGGAGAAAGGATGGTATAACCTACAGGAAAAATACCTTCGTTAAAGAACAAAGTTCCTTCAGTTCCAGATACACCAAAAGATGTAGAGTAAGAACCAGTAGGAGGAGCTTGTAAAGGAACTGCCTTCATCATACGTCCAATTACATCATACTCGAATTCGTCACCATCTACTTCTTGAATAGCTTGCATGCCTTCAGAAAGATACATTAGAGGGAAACGTGAACTCTCTTGACCCATCATATGTGTGAGTACAGGAGCGATTTTGTCAGGTTGTGCGTTAATTAAACGAGCAAAAGAAGCATCATTGCTTTTCATTTGTTCGTTCCACACTTGGTCCATTAGAAATTGTGCCATTTTTTATTTATTTGTTTTTTTAAAGTGTTTATTTTATATCAAATAATATATCGTCAGAAATACCACCTTTAGGAACATTACCATTTTTCAATTTAGTTTGTCCTGAAGCTAATCTTTCTCTTAAAGTTTGAGCAGATTGAGTTTTAACAGCAGCAGTAATATATTTATTTAAATTAAATTTATTTTTTACTGCAATTGCTAAAGCTATTCTGTCTTCAACACTCATATTATTTAAATCTTCTTGTAGTTGCGGAATTCCAGCTTTAGTTGGTTTCGACATATATTCCAACATAACTTTTTGTTCTGCAACTGGAATATTAAAATTATGAACTCTACCGCTTTTAATAGTAGAATCTATAGTATTCCAATATTCTTGTATTCTTTGTCTTTTAATTGTATCTTCAGCTTTTGTCTTTTCAATTAAAGCAGCTCTTTCTTTTTCTTGAGAAGCAGCTAATTTAGTTGAAGCAACTTTTGATGATTTTTCTAAAGTACCTGCTATTTCTAAATCTTCAATAGCATCTTTAATTTCTTCATCATTGTAATCCATCTTTTTATAAAAAGTACGCATTACAGCTTTTTGTGCATCTTCATTAGTTAAATCAATTGATTTATAATCAATTTCTGGTTTAACTGAACTAAAGAACTTTTGTATATCTTCTTCCTTTGCATCAGGACCTAACATTTGAAGATAATCAAAAAAGTTAGAACCTACTTCAGGTAAACTTTCTAACCATCCATTCAATTTTTTGTCTGCTAGTTTATCAGCAGCGTTTTGAACAAATGCAGAAAGACCTTCTTCAGTTTCTTCAAATTCTTCTTCCATTTCTAGCTCTAAACTTTGAGCTAATGTAGAAAACAAATTAGAAGTAACTTCTGGTTCTTCTTCTTCATCTAATTTTGGTTCTGGTTCTGGCTCAGGTTCTGGCTCTACAATTTTCTCAACTTTTTTAGGTCTACCTCTCTTAGGTTCTGGTTGAGGTTCTGGAGCTGGTTCTGGTTCAGGGTCTAATTCCGTTTTTGGAACAACCCCTGTCGGGTTTACGTCTACCTTAGATATGTCAAAATCTAATTCGTCTAACCCTTCGTTTTCAATCATGTCTGTCATTTTCTAATACAAAGTTAATTTGTTATTTTATTGTTTTATTAAGTTTTAATTTCTCTTATATATATAACACTACTTACTTCTAGGTTTACTCTTTGCAATTCTTTCTTTACTTTTCATTTCTTCTCTTTTTAATTGCATTTCTTTTTCTTTCATTTGTTTTTCATGCTGTTGTCTAGACAAATCATTCATAATATTAGAATCAATTTGTTTATTCTTTAAAGCTAATTCTCTTTCTTTTAAACCAGCTTCAATCATAGATTCTTGAATAGCAACATTATCGTCACCTTCATCCATACCTAAAGCAGTAAGTTCAGTTTTACGTAAATCCCATTCTCCTTTTCTATCAATAGCTTCTAAGTTATATTGATGTTGTAATTCAATAACTTCTCTTTGTTTATCAGCTATAGCCATTTCACCTTCTTGTTCTTGTTGAGCTACTAATTGATTGTATTCTTGTAACTTACGTTCAGCAGCTTTAAGTTTAACTTTAGCCTGAGATATAGTTTCTGAATCTAATACTTCAGCAATAGTAGAAGCAGCAATACCATTTTGCATCATTGGTTGAGCAAGTTGTTTAATTGTATTAACTCTTTCTTGTTCTTTACTTGAACTAGATATAGCAATACCGTATTCAGTTTCACAATGCTCAAATCCATTAATATCCATATAAACTATGTTAGTAGAATCAGGCATTGCATAACTTCCTTTTTTACCATTAAGCCAAGCTATTTTAGAATAATCAATTAAACCTTCTAAATCTCTTTGTTTAAATTGTTCAAAAAGAGTAAAGTAAGTTTCAGTAATTAAAGAACTTTGCAATACTGCTCTTTCTACACCACCTACAGTTTCAGAAGATTGAACTTGACCTTCTCTTTGTCTTGTTATACCACAAACTTCTTCCCATTCATTTTTAATAAACGCTAATAAATCTGTGTACATTTTAATAGTTTGAGAAGCTAACTGAAGTCTTGTCTGATGTGTAGCATTCATTTTAACATTGTCTTTGCTATAATCGACAAACAACATACTTACTCTATCAGCATATTCTAACCATTTATCCATTGACCAACCTAACGGTTTCCAATTAATATCAATCAAAGCCATATCATCTTTCATTTTAGCCATTGCTAATTTAAGACGATGAAAAGTAGCATTATATAAAGTTTGATAAGGTATTCCTAAAGAAACTAAAGATATATTTGTAGAGTTTACATTAGACATAATTCTACCATTATAAGGTAGTTTACATTTAGATAAATTATCTAAGTTACCTCTTTGATTAGGTAAAGCTCTAATTTTAACAAACATTGTTAAACCTATTCTGTAACCTTCCCACACTTCACTTACCCAATGCCATGTAAGTTTTTGGTCAGGAGTTGCTTTGTATAATTCATCTACTTCTAAAGATTGAGGTTGACCCATTTCATCTATAAAGTCAACAATACCAATTTTTTTACGAGATTTCCAACATATGTGCATTACTTCAATTAACCTAGACCATCTCTTATTATTTAAACTTCTATCAAAAAATATAGAAGAGTTAGAAGTAAGTGCTGGTCCTGATACAGCTAAAGTATCAATCATTTTAATTTGTTCTTCATCAAGTATATCATAGAATGTATCTATAATAGATGAAGGATGCATATATTTACGTCTTACTACCCAATCTCCATCTTCAACAAATTGTATATCAGGGTCTTTATCAAAATCTATATCAAGTGGGTTAACTGTTTCGTAAACAACTTCATTATGAACTACATCTTTGTGAGAGTAAATTTCTCCACTTACTAACCAATGAAAGAAATTTAAATCTAATTTTTCATCTAAATGTTGTTGAACTTTAATATAGTTAATTGCGTTTTGACCAATAATAGCTCTTTTATCTAAATAAGTAGATTCAAAATTTTCTTTAACTCTTTCAGGTAAT